ATGCCGGCGAAAAGAGGTGCGGCGGGCAAACGCAATATGGGGATGCAATTGCGTCGCCCACATCGTGACGGCTGGACGGCGAAGAACAAGAAACGGTTTCTGGAAGTGCTCAAGGCCACCTGTAATGTGCAGGAAGCCGCAAGTTCGGTAGGTTTGAGCAATTCGGGCGTCTATTATCAGCGTCAGCACGATCCGGTCTTCGCTGCGGGATGGGCCGAGGCGCTGGAGCAGGGCTATGCTGAGCTGGAGATGCATCTTCTGCGCCAGTCTATCTTTGGCAGTGAGACGACGGAAACTGTTGATGACGGTAAAGAAGATGGCGTCGTTAAAACCAAAAAGGTTCACAGCTACCCGCATGCTACAGCTCTGCGGCTGATGCTGGCGCATAAGGATAGTGTCGAGAGCTATCGGGGTGCGCAAGGCATAGAGCGGCCGGGCAGCGAGGCGATCCGCATGGAAATTCAGGAGAGACTGGCGCAGGTGCGCGAGCGCTCTGGCGGCAGTGGCATGGCGGATGATGAACCTGATAGGTTGGATGCGGGCGAAAGGGACGATGATGTATGAGCCGTTCGCAATGGGAAGAGCTGGCGGGCTGGCCTGAAGACAGGCTGGTGGCCTTTCTCGATATGCTCGGCGAGACGGGCCGCGAGACATTATTGCATGACTGGGCGGTGCATGCGCGGCCGGAGCAATTGGCGCCGCCGGGAAAGTGGCGCATCTGGCTGATGCTCGCGGGGCGTGGCTTTGGCAAGACGCGCGCGGGCGCGGAATGGGTGCGGTCCATTGCGGAGAGCGATGGCGATGCGCGCATCGCGCTGGTCGGTGCGACGATGCAGGAAGCGCGCAGCGTCATGGTCGAGGGCGAGAGCGGGTTGCTGAGCATTGCGCCCTGGTGGGACAGGCCGGTGTGGCATCCGGCGCTGCGACGGCTGGTATGGAAATCGGGCGCGCAGGCGATTGTGCTGGGCGCGGCGGAACCGGACAGTTTGCGCGGGCCGCAATATACGCATGGCTGGGCCGATGAGCTGGCGAAATGGGCCTATGCGGAGGCGGCATGGGATAATCTGATGATGGGTTTGCGGCTGGGGCGGCATCCGCGCCTGTTGGCGACGACGACGCCGCGCCCGGTGCCGCTGATCCGGCGCCTGGCGAAGCAGCATGATGTGGTGATGACGCGCGGATCGACGCGGGACAATCGCGCGCATCTGGCGGCGGATTTTGTCGCGGCGATGGAGCGCGATTATGGCGGCACGGCGCTTGGGCGGCAGGAACTGGACGGCGAGCTGATCGAGGAGCTGGAAGGCGCGCTGTGGACGCGTGCGCTTGTGGAGCGCTGTCGGGTCAAGCGCGAGGCGCTGTGGAATGACGGGGATGCGCCATTTTCGAGGGTTGTGGTGGCCGTTGATCCGCCTGCGAGTGCGGGGGGCGATGCGTGCGGGATTGTCGCGGTGGGGCTGGGCGTGGATGGTCGCGCCTATGTGATCGAGGATGCGAGCATAGCAGGCGCCAGCCCGGAAGGATGGGCCGCCCGAGTCGTGAACGCGGCGGCGCGTCATGGCGCGGACCGGGTGGTGGCCGAGGCGAATAATGGCGGCGATATGATCCGCAGTGTGTTGCGCGCGGCGCAGGCGGAATTGCCGGTGCGGCTTGTGCATGCCAGCCGGGGCAAGGTGGCGCGCGCCGAGCCTGTTGCGGCGCTGTATGAGCGGGGACGAGTCGCGCATGTTGGCGCGTTTCCGGAGCTGGAGGACCAGATGTGCGGAATGATGCTGGGTGGTGATTATGCGGGGCCGGGGCGCTCGCCCGATCGTGCTGACGCGCTGGTCTGGGCGTTGAGCGAATTAATGTTGCGGCACAGGGTAGGGCAGGCAATTCACCGCTTGTAACAAATCACTGGTTGCAGTGGAGCCAATCTGGGATAAAGTTCGTTGTACAGGCCGGTCGCCATACATATATTAATATACAACCGTGGCTGAGGAGCGGGATTCGTTTGTGACCCCTGAAATGCAACAACTTGCAACGGCAGAATCCCCCGCTGAACTATGGCGAGCGGTGCGTCGATACTTCCGAAGACAGGGTTTTCGGAGCCTGGCCTATTTTGTCACCAACAGATCCGGGCCATCGGGCGGCCGCAAGGGCTTTAATATCATTCATCATGGTTTCACCCGCGAGGTGACCAATGCTTATATTGAGGAAGATTGGGGCAGCAAAGACCCGGGGCCGGCCTATTCGCTCGCCAAAGGTGTTGCAATGCGCTGGCGAGAGATATGGGAGCAGATTGAACCCGACGCGGATCAGGCGGCATTTCTGCAGCGTATGCGCGATGCAGAGCTGGGGGACGGATATAGCTTCCCGGTATTCGGGCCGAGCGGGCGCAATGGCTGCATTACGGTTGGCCGGCCTGTTGATGAAAAAATCATTTGGACCGTGCCGGTTGATGACATGCACATATATACGCAGGCGGCGCATATGCGCCTGTGTCAGCTTTTGCCGGACAGGCCTTTGGAGAAACCGCTGTCTGCGCGGGAGCTGCAAATTCTCGATTGGGTGGCGCGGGGCAAGAGCAATGGTGTGATCGCCGATATTCTCGACCTGTCTGGCGCGACGGTTGATACCTATTTGCGGCGGATATATGAAAAGCTGGAGGTGTCGGATCGCACATCGGCGGCGGTGCGCGGTGTTGGCATGGGGCTGATCGCGGCTTAGAGAACCGTCGCAGGTATATATGAGTTTTCAGGGCAGTCATGGTGCTGCCCTTTTTGTTATGCTCTGAGGAGTAGCATTCATGAAATTATTCGGATGGAAGGGTTCGGCGGAGACGCCGCGCCCGGTCTTGTCACGCGCTTATGCGCTGGGCGGCGGTATATTGGGCGAATGGCCCGCGGCTTATGAACCGCAGGTGCGCGCGGCGGTGCACGCCAATCCGGTGGCGCAGCGGGCGGTGCGGCTGGTCTCGGAAGCGGCGGGTGGCGCAGCGATTATCGCGAACGGTGCGAGCGCGGCGGACAATGCGCGGGCATTGGTATTGGCGCGTCATGTGTCGGGCGGGCAAGGGCTGGTCGAGACACTGGCGCTGCACCTGCTGTTGCATGGCAATGCCTATGTGCAGATCAGTTGCGACAGTGATGGTGCGCCGCTGGAGCTGTATGCGCTGCGCCCGGAGCGGGTGAGCGTTGATGTCGATGCGCGCGGCTGGCCGGTGGCCTATCATTACCGCGTGGGTGAACGGATGATGCGGCTGGCGGTTGAAGATGGCGCGGGGCGCCCGGCGATGTTGCATATCAAGGCGATCAATCCGCTGGATGACCATTATGGGCTGGGGTGCCTTGGCGCGGCATCTGGCGCGGTGGCGATCCATAATGTGGCGACGCAGTGGAACAAGGCATTGCTTGATAATGCGGCGCGGCCATCCGGCGCTTTGGTTTATGACAGTGGCAAGGATGGTGTGGTGCTTTCGGCAGAGCAATTTGCACGGCTGAAGGGAGAAATGGAGGCGGCATTTCAGGGCGCAACCAATGCCGGGCGGCCGATGTTGCTGGAGGGTGGGCTGAAATGGCAGTCGCTTTCGATGTCGCCCGCCGAGATGGACTTTGTGGCGTTGAAAGCGGCAGCAGCGCGAGAGATTGCGCTGGCTTTTGGCGTGCCGCCGATGATGCTCGGTCTGCCCGGTGACAATACCTATGCGAATTATCGTGAGGCCAACAAGGCGCTGTGGCGGCAGACAATCCTGCCGATGATGGACAAGATATTGGGCGGTGTTGCGCAAGGGCTGCGTGGCTGGATGCCGGGTCTGGAGCTGTCGGTCGATCTCGACAAGGTGCCGGTGCTGTCTGAGGAACGCACGGCCTATTGGGAACGCGTAAGCAATGCGAGCTTCCTCTCCGATGAAGAGAAACGAGCGTTGTTGGGATTTGGTGAAAATGGGGGAGGTCGCGATGCGTGATAGCGATATGCTTGCTGGCCTTGTGGCGCAGGCGGAAGGTTCGGGCAGTGATCTCGTCATGATCCGTGCGCTGGTGGAAGAAGCGAGCGAGATGGGCGCAGGCCGCGCGCTGGATCGGCTGGGGCTGAGCGACCGGCAGGCTGAGGATGATGTACGCGAATTGCGCGAGCTGCTCGGCGCATGGCGCGATGCAAAGTCGGCGGCGCGCGATGCCGTTATCGGCTGGCTGGTGCGTATCGCTCTGGCGCTGATGCTGATCGGTATGGCGGTGAAGCTGGGCTTGTTTGGATTGATCAAAGGATGAGCGCTGCTGAGTCACAAGAGGGTGAAGGTGCTCCTTCCGTGCGCTTTGCGGGCTATGCGGCGCTGTTTGACCGCGAGGACCGGGGCGGTGACATTATCCGGCGCGGGGCGTTTGTCCGGGCGATTGGCGCGTGGCGCGGGCGCAAAGTGCCGCTTTTGTGGCAGCATAAGCCGGATGCGCCGATCGGGATTATCGAGAGCATGAGCGAGGATGAACGCGGTTTGCGGGTTGTTGGCCGGGTGCGCAGCGATGCGCCCGCGCAGGCTGCAGCGTTGCTTAAGAGGGGCAAGGTCAATGGCCTGTCCTTTGGCTATCGCGTCACGAAAGCAGATGGGCAAGCGCCAAGGGTACTCAAGGATCTCGATCTGGTTGAAGTGAGCCTCGTGACCTTTCCGATGCAGCCGAACGCGCGGGTGCACGCGGTGGAAACCGAGTAATTTCGCTTATGCCGGACTGCAAATAGCAGCTTTCTGCGCTTCCGGTGCTCACGTACTTTAAAATACGCTGCGCTCCGGTTCTCGCAATCCGCCATTTTCGGCTCGGTCTAGGCAAAATTATACCGGTTTCCACAACTGACAAGGCCTCGAAAATGAAGGTGAGGTCATTTTTTAACTGATGAAACGGCAGGAGAAGCCTATGTACGAAGTGAAAGCCGATGCGCTGGAGGAGAGCTTTGATGCGCTCACCCAGGCAGACAAGATTGAAACATTGGAAGCCGATCTGGCCGCGATGAAAGGTCAGGTGGCGGCGGTTCAGCGGTCCGTGGCTGAGCGCCCGGCGCTTGATGGCGTCAAGGGCGTGGAGGTGGATCCGGCGCGCGCTGCGTTTGTCGATAAATATATCCGGCGCGGGCAGGAAGCGGGTCTGGAGCTGAAGAGCTTTTCGGGCGCGACGGGCGCGGCGGGTGGCTATGCTGTGCCGCGTGAAATCGACGCGATGATCGACAGCACGCTGAAGGCAATCTCGCCGATCCGTGCCGTTGCCAATGTGGTGAAGACCGGCTCGGCGGGCTATCGCAAGCTGGTGGCTGCGGGCGGCACGCCTTCTGGCTGGGCCAGCGAGACGGGTGCGCGCGCTGAAACAGGCACGCCAACCTTCAACGAGATTGCGCCGCCTTCTGGCGAACTGTTTGCCAATCCGGCAGCGTCTCAGGCGATGCTTGATGATGCGCAATTTGATGTCGAGGGCTGGCTTTCGGGCGAGATTGCCCATGAGTTTGCCAATGCCGAGGGCGCCGCTTTTGTGAATGGCAGTGGCACCAACCAGCCCAAGGGCTTTTTGACTTATACGGCGACCGATGAAGCGGACGGCGTGCGCGCTTTCGGGTCGTTGCAATATGTGGCGTCAGGCGCGGCGGGCGCATTTGCGTCTTCCAACCCGCAGGACAGGCTGATTGACCTCGTGCAGTCGCTTAAAGCGCCTTATCGTCAGGGCGCGGCGTTTGTGATGAACAGCAGCACATTGGCGCGTATCCGCAAGTTCAAGACGTCTGATGGCGCGTTTTTGTGGCAGCCTTCGCTAAGCGCGGAAAACCCGGCGACCTTGCTGGGCTATCCGGTGATCGAGGCTGAGGATATGCCGGATGTGGCCGCAGACAGCCTGTCGATTGCCTTTGGCAATTTTCAGCGTGGTTATGTGATCGCAGAGCGCAATGAGACGAGCATCTTGCGCGACCCCTATAGCAACAAGCCGTTTGTGCATTTTTATGCAGTGAAGCGGATTGGCGGCGCTGTGATGAACTCGGAAGCCATTAAGCTGATGAAGTTCGCTACGTCTTAAAGTCTAGAAAATGGGTTCATGGGGGCCTGCGAACAGCAACTTTATGCGCTTCCGGTGCTCACGCACCTTAAGTGCGCTGCGCGCCGGTTCTCCAAAGTCACTATTCTCGGCATCCCCTGAACTGACCCCTTCGGCACGACTGTGCCGGAGGGGTTTTCGTGGGGCTAAAGTCTATTCCACTTATGTGGAATTACGGCACTGGCCCACTCCCCCACCCGGCCTCCCATAGGGTACAATAACTGGGAGGCCGGGTGGGGGAGCGGGCCGGTGCGGAATGTTGCAGTGCAACTGAAACAGAATCTAATCGAAATTATATGTGCGGAGGCATGAGCCATGACGATGACCATGGACGCAGTGGCGCAGACGATAGTAGACGATGCGCTGGCTGAAACGAAAGCCTGGCTGCGGATCGAAACGGCGCATGATGACGCAGCGATAACGGCGCTGGTGCGTGCGGCTATCGGCATGGCCGAGGATTTTTGTGCGCAGCTGATGTTTGTACGCAGTGGTGTGGAAGTGCTCAGCGCGAGCAGTGAATGGGTGCGCACGCGCGCTTGCCCGGTGCGCAGTATTACAGCGGTGCGGGGGCTGCCCGCTGAAGGCGCGAGCTTTGCGCTGGCGAGCGATGCCTATGCGATTGACATTGGCGCGGATGGTGACGGCTGGGTGCGGGTGATGCAACCGGGTGCGGCAGGGCGGGTCGAGATCGACCTGAGCGCGGGTATAGCCGATGGCTGGGCGAGCCTGCCCGATGCTTTGCGGCAAGGCATAGTGCGGCTGGCGGCGCATTTGTTTGCCGAGCGCGAGAGTGAAGCGCCGCCTGCTATTGTGACGGCACTGTGGCAGCCATGGCGCAGGATGCGGATCGTATGAGCGGGCTGGCGGCGGTGAAACGCACAGGCGCGCGGCTTGCGGAGCAGCAGGTGGAAGCCAGGCGTCACGAAATGGTGCGCGAGGCGGAAGCGTTGCAGGACATTTCGGCCCGTATTGAGGGTGAAGACGTTGTGTTTGAAGGGCGCGGTTTGCTGGATCGCTGGATCCGCGACGCGAGCATTAGAAATATCGGGAGAACTGGGCGATGAATGCGGAATATGACATTCGCAATGCGCTGATTGCCGAGTTGCGCGGGGATGCGCCGCTGAATGCGCAGGTCAATCGGGTTTATGACGGTTTTCCCGTTAAGGCGACGCCGCCTATGCTGGTGGTGGGTGATGCGCTGGGTAGCGACTGGGCGGTGAAAGACCGGCCAGGCCGTGAGCTGCGCATCGGTATTACGATAGAAGATGATAGCGAGACGCCGACGCGGATTAGCGCAATCATGCCATTGACGGACGCCGCCGTGCAACGGCTGAACGGAACCATATCGGGCTGGCAGCTTGGCAGCTTGCGCATGGTCCGCTCGCGGCTGTTGCGGAACAACCGCGGGCGGTGGAATGCATTGATGGATTATCGCATCAGGGTGCTTGCCGCTTAGGGTCAGGACCCATTAATTTCGCGGTCATGGCGTTCAAATGGCGAAGAGATCGGGCGGAAATGCCCGCAGTGAAGGCTGGTGGCCTTTACAAGGGCTGTTTCGTTCGAGATCGAAGCCATTTGGACGTCCTTTCGGATTTGACCGATTGGCCGCTCTGCCACGTCAGAAAAGATTGAAAATGCTCCCACATTTCCTGCACTTTTCTTCCTCGCATAGCGGCCAATCGCTTCAAACCATGATCCTCGGAATTAATGGGTCCTGACCCTAGTTTGATTTCGCTCGCGCGAAACCAGATAATCACTCCGCGCTGTCAAAGTCCTCGGTCATTTTTTCAATATAGCCAAGAACCTGATCGTCAGCATCTTCTGTTGCTTCTTCATTGGACATGCCATCGGCTATATCGAGGGCAATCAGGGCATCACGAAATACAGCCTCTTTCTTGGAACATTTGGTTTCCAGGCCAGCCAGAAATTCGTCCCGGGCGATTTTCCGGTCCATCGCGTCGCGTGTGTAATCGCCCATGCAGGAGGCATAGGCCTGACGCGCTTTGGGCACGGCGTCTTCGGGGGAAGCCGCCGCTAAAATCAATGCAACGAAAATCATAAATCCCTCCATTTCGATGGTCGGAAAATTACTGCGACTCGGACGTCGTATCGGCCATCATTTTCTTCAAGGAGTAGATATCCATGAGCGTGGAAAAAGGAAGCGCATTTTTGCTGAAAATCGGCAATGGCGACATGCCTCTGACATATACCACAATTGCAGGTCTGCGGACCACGCAATTGCAGGTTTCGGGCGAGGCTGTGAATGTTACCAACAAAGACAGCGGCGGGTGGCGCGAGCTGCTCTCGGGCGCTGGTGTGCGCGCCGTCAGCGTATCGGCTGCGGGCATATTTACCGGCTCTGCGGGTGAGGTGAAACTTCGCGCCCATGCGCTTGCCGGGACGATTGATGATTATGAACTGAGCTTCGAGAGTGGCGAGCGCATGCAGGGCCGGTTTTTGCTGACGCGGCTGGAATATGCGGGCGATTATAATGGCGAGCGTAATTACACGATCAGCCTCGAAAGCTCTGGCGTGGTGGCCAGCCTGTGAGTGGTGTGAATATCCTGCGCGGCGAGGCTGAACTGCTGGTGCGCGGCGAGCGGCTCAAGCTGCGCCCGAGTTTTGCCGCGCTGGTGGCAGCGGAAGAAGAGCTGGGACCACTTTTCGGCTTGGTCGAACGAGCGTCTGCGGGCGAATTGCGGCTGGCGGAGATGGTGGCGTTATTCTGGCATTGCCGCTGTGATTGGCCCGGTGCGGTGACGCGTGAGCATGTGGGTGAGGCCGTCGCCGCCCAAGGGCTGGCGAGCGTGACGCCCGCGCTCAAGGCGATTTTGCAACAGATATTATCAGGCCAGACGTGAGCGGCGATGAGAGCTTTGGCGTGGTTGCCCTGAAGCTTTCAGGCATGGCCGGGTGGCATCTGGGCTGGAGCGCCGAGCAGTTCTGGAGCGCGACGCCGGCCGAAATGGAGGCGGTGATCCGGGCGATGCTGGGAACGGAGGCTGCCAGCGCTGCTGATGCGCCGCCGAACCGCGAAGACATTGCCCGATTGATGGAGTTATATCCTGATGGATGAAGAGATTGACCGGCTGATCGTATCAGTGCGCGCTGACACGCAGGGCTTTGCGAAAGATGTTGAGGATATGCGGGCCGGGCTGGAAGGGCCGCTGGTTGTCGGTGCGCAGCGCGCGGGGCGTTTGATAGAGTCCGCGCTGGAGCGGGCTATTCGCACCGGGAAATTCGGTTTTGAGGACCTGCGCCGTATTGCCTTGAGCGTGATTAATTCCATTGCCCAAGAGGCCCGAAAAATAGCTTTTGACAAGCTTTTTCCACAAAGTGAAGGCGGCATATTGGGCGGCGTCTTCAATGCTGTGAGCAGTGCCTTTGGTGGTGCGCCGGGGCGGGCGACGGGTGGCCCGGTAAGCGCGGGGCGCGCCTATAAGGTTGGCGAGAATGGGCCGGAGCTGTTTGTGCCGGGTGCACATGGCAGGGTGATTGCGGCGGGCGGTGGCGGCGGTGCACATGATGTACGTGTGACGATACACGTTCATTCGCCGGATGCTGGTGCGCCGCAAGCGTTGGCGCGCAGTGGGCGTCAGATCGCGCGCAATGTGCGCAGCGCTTTGAGCGAATAACCTTCCTTCGCTTTGCGTGTGCTGACCTCTCCATAAAGGATTTATCTATGGCTTATTGGCTGGCGTCGAAGAGCGGCGGGCAGGAGAAGGGCGTGATCAAGCGCTTCTCGCCTGCCTATTGGACGGTCAACTTCCCGCGCCCGATGATGGCGGGGGTGGTGACGACCGCGCCGGATGCGCTGCGCGTTGACGCGGTGTTTTATGGATCGGGTGATCTGGCGGGCCTGATCTGGGAGGCAGAGGATGTGTGGGATCATCCGCTGCTGGCTTATGAGACGAGCCGGGACTTTCGCAATTGCCAGCTGCGCTTTCACTGGAAGAGCAGTGGGATCAAAGCGCTGGACGCATTGCACGGGCCGACGCTGACGATTGAAGGGCGTGACGAGAGCGGCAACTCCAAAGCCTGGTATGTGCGGCTGTGGAATTATGCCGACGGGGCGAGCGAGGATGCGGACATCACGCTGGATTTCGGCGCGATGGACGGTGGCTTTTTGTTGCCCTCCGAGGCGGACCCGGTGTGGGCGGGCGATGTTGACCGGATGTTCATCTCACTGGTCGCGCCGGGATATGATGCGGGGGCGACGCCTTTTGCCAGTGGGCAGGAGGGATGGGCTGAGCTGACCGGCATGCGCTGCGACGGCTCGGGTTCGGTGCTGTCTGTTGGCGATGTGATGCTGCCCGAACATGGCCTCTCCATGGCGACGGGCTATGATGACGGCTATAATCAGACGCCTGAGCGGCTGGTGCGGCAGATCCATGCCTTGGGTTATCGCGGCGACATTCTCCATTATGTCGGCATGAGTCATTATTTCCGGCTCGAACCGAGTGGCAGCGAACATTATGTGAGCCTTGCGGGCGGCGTGCTCAATGCGCCTTGCGCGGCTTGGCATGCGGACTTTGCGGCCAAGGCGGATGCGCTGGGACTGGGGATCATCTGGTCGCTGTCGTATGAGCTGTTCGATGCGCATTGCTGGAGCGACTGGAAGCAGCGCGCTGAAAATGGCGACCCGGCGCTGACCGGCTGGGTGCCGCCTTCGACATTGCTGTCGCCTGCGCATGCTGGCGCTATGGGCTATCTGCACCAGGTGGGGCAGGCGTTCATTGCGATTGGCGTGGCGGCGGGGCTGGAGCCTAAATTTCAGGTGGGCGAGCCATGGTGGTGGATGATGTCGGATGGCCGCATCTGCCTCTATGATGATGCGGCCAAGGCGGCTTTTGGCGGCAGTCCTGTGTCGATACCGGACATGCAGGCTTCGCTTGACGGAGCGCAGACAGCGCTGCTTGATCAGGCGGGGGCATTGCTGGCCAGCTCGACGGCGGCTTTGGTCGCTGCCGTACAGGCGATTGCACCGACGACAAGCTCTTATTTGCTGACCTACCTGCCGACCGTGCTCGACCCGGATGCGCCGGAAGCCAAGCGGGCGAATATGCCGGTCGGCTGGGCCAAGCCGGCTTTCGATATTTTGCAGCTCGAAGATTATGACTGGGTGACCGAAGGGCGACGTGCGCTCACGGCGCAAGGTGTGGCGGCGGCGGAAGTGCGGCTGGGCTATCCGGTGACTGAACAGCATTATCTCTCGGGTTTTGTACTGAGCGGCGGTGATGCGCAGGCGCATTGGCCGCGCATCGAAGCGGCGGCGCGGGCCGGGCAAGGGCGCGGCGTGGCGGCGACTTATGTCTGGGCGCTGCCGCAGGTGGCACGCGATGGATTTACCTTTTTCGATCTGGATGGAGACGCGGATATGCAGGCCTTTGACGATGTGCTGTTTCCAATAAGCATTGGCCGGGAGGCAAGTGTGATGCCTGCCTTCTCTACTCAGACAGTCGAGAGCCTGTCCGGACATGAACGGCGCTCCAGCGACTGGGCGGATGCGCGCTTGCGTTTTGATGCCGGGCCGGGGGTACGCTCCGAGGCAGACCTTGTGACTTTGGTGGAGTTTTTCCGGGCGCGGCGCGGTGCGGCGCGCGGTTTTCGTTTCACCGACCCGTTTGATAATCAAAGCGCGCCTGCGGGGGAACTTCCCAGCGCGATTGACCAGAAACTGGGCACAGGCGATGGCGCTATCGCCGAATTTCGCCTTGCCAAATATTATGGCACAGGCGCGGATGCGCAGCAGCGCTATATTACGCGGCCAGTCGCGGGCAGCATTCGTATTGCGGTCGATGGCGTAGAGCAGATGAGCGGCTGGCAGCATCTTGGGGGCGGCGTGATCGCTTTTGACAGCGCGCCTGCCAATGGTGCGGCGCTGAGCGCTGGCTATCGTTTTGATGTGCCGGTGCGCTTTGCTGAGGACGGGCTGGAGGTGAGCCGCGCAACTTTTGCCGCTGGCGAAGCGCCCTCCGTGCCGCTGGTGGAGATCCGCGAATGAGCGCTGAGACGATATTGGCGCAAGAGCTGGTGACGCTCGCTTTTTGCTGGCGTCTGGAGCGGCGGGACGGCGTGACCATCGGGCTGACCAGCCATGACCGTGACCTCGGCATAGGAGGCGTTGTCTATAAGGCCGCGCCGGGACTGGTGCCTTCCGCGATCCGCAAGGGCATTGGGCTGGAGCCGGAATCGATGGAGCTGAAAGGCGCATTGACCAGCGATGCGATCAGCAAGAGCGACTTGCGCAGCGGAAAATGGGATGGCGCAGCGCTTGAGCTTCATCTGACCGAATGGAGCGAGCCGGGGGCGCTCTGGCTGGAGCTGATGCGCGGTGAGCTGGGTACGGTCGAGCAGGAAGGCGAGAGCTTCGCGGTGGAGCTGTCCGGCCCGGTGGCTGTGCTGGGCAAGGCGTTTGCGCCGGAGACATCGCCGGGATGTCGCGCGCGGCTGGGCGATAGCGCATGCCGGGTTGATCTGGCTCTGCATCAGCGCATTGTAAGCATATCAGCCATGGCCGATCAGGTCGGGACTGTGAGCGGTGGCGGGCTTGCTGCGGGGGCCTATATCTTTGGCGCATTGCGCTGGCTCGAAGGTGCGAATTGTGGGCTGACGCAGAGTATTATTGCGCATGATGCGGGCAGCCTCACGCTGGCGGATGTGCCTGCTTTTGCTGTGACAGCCGGTACACGCGCTTTGCTGACGCAAGGGTGTGACAAGCGTATGGAGACATGCTCTGCGCGCTTTGCCAATGCGATCAATTTTCAAGGCGAACCTTATTTGCCCGGCAGCGATCTTCTCACGCGCTATCCGGGCGCAAATTAATGCAACAGGCGAGACGAATAATTTCTGCTGCGCGGGGTCTGCTGGGTGTGCCTTTTCGCTTGCATGGACGCGACCCGGCAACAGGGCTGGATTGTATTGGGCTGGTATTGTCTGTGCTGGAGCGGGCGGGGCATCGTTCGCTCAACGGGCTGGCGCCTGAGGCTTACAGCATCAGGGGCGGCAGCATTGCGCGCTTTGCAACGGCGATGTTGCAGGCAGGGCTGAGACCCGCGCGCATGGCACGAGCGGGCGATGTCGTGTTGGTACAGGCTGGTCCGGCGCAATTTCATCTGATGATCGCTACCGATGACGGGCATGTTCACGCGCATGCTGGACTGGGGCACGTTGTCGAGATGCCGGGGGCGTCCACATGGCCTGTACTGGGGCGTTGGCGCTGGGGGCGCTGAGCAGCCCGACACATCATAATCATGGAGAATGAATATGGCGACAGTGGTTCTGACTGTGGTGGGCAGTGTGCTGGGTGGGCCGATTGGCGCGGCGATTGGCGCGACTATCGGGCAGGTGGTGGATAACACGATATTGTTTGCGCCCAAGGGCCGGGAGGGGCCGCGCCTGTCTGACCTGCGCTTGCAGACATCGCGCTATGGCGACCAGATACCGCGTTTGTTCGGGGCGATGCGGGTGGCGGGCACCGTTATCTGGTCCACGGACCTGAAGGAGCAAAAGAACAAAAGTGGCGGTGGCAAGGGCAAACCAAAGGTTACGAGCTACAGCTATAGCGCCAGTTTTGCTGTGTCGCTTTCATCGCGGCGAATAGCCGAAGTGCGGCGTATATGGGCGGATGGCAATTTGTTGCGGGGCACGGTGGGTGATTTCAAAACTGCTGTAGGGGCGTTTCGTTTTTATGAGGGGTCGGGTGATCAGGCGCTTGATCCGCTGATCGCGGCGGATAAGGGGCTGGGCCAGTCTCCTGCGCACCGGGGCATTGCTTATGCGGTGTTTGAGGATTTGCAACTGGCCGATTATGGCAATCGCATCCCTTCACTGACATTTGAAGTGGTGGCAGATAGTGGCGAGGTTTCCGTTGCTACTATTGCGGCGGATCTTAGCGGTGGTGCAATTTCGCCGGAAATATTGGGCGCAGTGCCGAGTGTTAAGGGTTATGCGGCCAGCGGCAGGACTATAGCCGATGGGTTATATTCGTTGGTGGACGGGCTGGGGATAGCCTTGCGTAGCGATAGCGCTGGCTTGCGTCTTCACAAAAGCACCGCAAGCGAAGCAGCACTTGCCAGCGATCTTATCGGGGCGGCATTTAACGGCAAGGTTGAGAAGGGGCTGCGCTCTATGCGCGGGCGGGCAGAAGATGTGCCCGTTCAGTTTGGTACGCGCTATTATGACCCGGCGCGCGATTATCAGACAGGTGTGCAGACTGCGCAAAGGCCCGGGCCGGGACGCAAGAAAGGGACGCTCGACCTGCCCGCAGTGCTTGATGCCAATGTCGCGCGGTCACTTGCCGAAGAACGTCTGCAACAGCTCTGGACAGGCCGTAACGCTCTGGAATTGCGCTGTGACTGGCGGGCGTTGACAGTGGAGCCTGGGGCGGTTGTAACGGTCGAAGAGCAGGCCGGGCGCTGGCGCATAGAACAGAGTGAGTGGGAAGGCATAGGCGTGTGCCTGCGGATGCGGCAGGTCGGCGGAGCTGGCGTTGCGGCTCCCGCTGCCAGCGCCGGGTACGGGGTTGCGCAGGTCGATGTGTCGCATGGTGTTACCAGCCTGATACTGGCGGATGTGCCACAGCCAGCGGATGAACCCGTTCATACGCCAGTGGTGGTCGCTGCTGCTGCCGGTGTGTCGCCTGGATGGCGCTCGGCTGAGCTGTTCGCAGAGGATATTGCAACTGGTGGTCTGACCTCGCTGGGCTTGAGCGCTGCTCCGGCGATCATGGGGCAGGTGAGCATAGCGCCTCAGCCGGGTGTGGCGTCGCAGCTTTTCGATCATATATCGGCGATTGAAGTCGAGCTGCTGCATGAGGATATGCTGCTTGCCAATGTCGATGATGCGGCGCTGCTGCGGGGTGAGAACAGCGCGTTGCTGGGACGGGAAATCGTGCAATTTGGTTTTGCAACGCAAATTGGCGCTGCACGCTGGCGACTGGAGCGACTATTGCGTGGGCGGCGGGGCACCGAATGGGCAATGCAGAGCCATGCAGTGAACGAGCGCTTTGTGCTGCTGGAGCAGGACAGCCTGTTTGCCGTTCCTTCGAGCCATTTGCAGACAGGCGGGGCGTTGCGCCTGAATGCGATAGGCATAGGCGATCTTTCGCCTGTTCAGGCCGAAGAGACTGTATTGGGGCAAGCGATATTGCCTCTTGCCCCGGTGCATGCGCGCAGTGATTTTTCCGTTGGCGACTGGCATTTTGGCTGGACCAGGCGCAGCCGCAATGGCTGGCGCTGGAATGATGCGGTTGATGCCCCGTTAGGCGAAGAGAGCGAGCGTTATCAGGTGCAGCTAAGCCATGGTGGTACAGTCTTTCGGGCGGCTGAAATCTATGCGGCATCATGGATATATGATGCCGCCAGTATAGGGGCTGACCAGATTGCCGGGATAAGCGGGGTGGTGAGTGTCGAGATACGACAGATAGGCACTTATGGGCCGGGGCGGCCTGTCGCAATGATCATATCTATATGATGCGATGCGTTCTTACCGATATCGAAGTTTTCAATGAATGATGGAGTTGTATGTCCATGGCTGATGAGCTCAGTGATCGTTTTGCATTGCCAATGCTGCAGGCAGCGCAAGCGCAGAAAGAGGTGACGCATAATGAGGCGCTTGCGTTGATTGATATGCTTGTGCATCCGCAGGCGGAAAGCGCAAGCCTTGCTACCCCGCCTGCTTCTCCGCAGGTCGGGCAATGCTGGATTGTGGCGAGCGGCGGGACGGATGCATGGTCGGGGCATGATGGAGAGCTGGTTTGCTGGACGTCGGGGGGCTGGCGTTTTGTTGCTCCGCGTGACGGCATGCGTGTGCTTGTTGCTGACGAGGGGCATGAATTGATCCATAATGGAAGTAATTGGAACGCTGCTGCTGTGCGCGCTGATGGATATTATGTTGGTGGCGTTAAAGTTCTTGGTTCGCGTGAAAGTGCGATTGCCGACCCTTCAGGGGGCAGCACTGTCGATATACAGGCGCGCGCGGTGCTTGCGCAACTGCTTGCCATATTGCGTAGTCACGGTCTGATTGAAACAGGCTAG